AGTCCTGAACCCACATTTGATGGCGAGTTCGTTTATACATCTACTGGTGAAAAGTATTCTATTGTTCACCAATACAATCGTATTCCAGAATGGAAAGAAAAGTTAGAGAAAAAATATGAGTGATATTACTATTGTAACGGCCTTCTTTGATTTGGGCCGAGGTAGTTTACCTACTGAAGTCCGTGGCCGTATTTTACCACAACACCAACACAGAACTACGGATACTTATTTTGATTTCTTTAGTAAACAAGCTAAAGTTCAGAATGACATGATAGTTTATACTACAAAAGATTTTGCTGAAAAAGTTTATAACATTCGTAAGCAATATGGTCTAGAAGATAGAACCAAAATTGTTACGATGGAATCTTATTTGCCAGACGAAATGAAAGCATATAAAGGTGCTATTGAAAAGATTCAATCTTCACCTGAGTATTATGGTAAAGTAACTAATCCACAATTGATTGAATACTGGCACGCTGATTATGTTTTGGTTAATATTTTCAAAGCCTTTTATGTTACTCATGCAATTAATTCTGGTTTGGTTAAAACCGATTTAACTGCTTGGATTGATTTTGGTTATTGTAGAACAGATACAACAATACCGCCAATCAATAAATGGGAATATGATTTTGATAAAGAGAAGATTCATCTATTCAACATCAGAACAATTGAACCTGATAGACCTATTGATTCCATCATCTATACAGGTGATGTTTATATTATGGGTTGCCATATTGTTGCTGGTACCAAGAAGTGGGAATACTTTAGGGGATTGGTTTTAGGTTGTTTGAATAAATTGATAGAACACAACCTTATTGATGATGACCAAACTCTCCTATTAATGTCCTATTTGACCAATCCTGCTGAATTTGAATTACATTATGTTGACCCATCAGACTGGTTTATTATTTTTAAGAAATTTAATTCATGCTTACAGTAGTATCTCCTCGTATACACAATTTGGGTGACTTTGCTAATTGTTTACCTGCATTATCAGGTTTACACAAAGCAACAGGAGAACAAATTAATTTCATCATCTGTGACAGATTACAACAGTTCAAAGGCATTAAACAATTATTGTCATCACAAGAAATGTTTAGTAAAGTGCAGTTTGTTTATGAGAATCCAAATGTTTCAAATTACATTTTAATTGACGATACCGGTTTAGATGATAATCCTGGAAATAGTCCGTTATCAACAGTTCGTTATGCTAATTTTATAAGAAAACATTATAACTTTACTTTTGACATTGACGAAGATTTTGAATTGAGAGTACCAAAAAATGTGGTAGTCGATACAAGTAAAGAGATTGTCGTAGGTGATAGATGGTCATTACAGATAGCAAAAGAGTTAGATACCAGACGGTATTCCAACATGATTGAATCTTCTGGTATTATGGAAGATAGACCTGCATATTATCTTGACTATACGCACGATTTAGTGTATAATTGTAATATTATTAAACAAAATACCAAACCATTTGTTACAACATTTACTGGTATTGGTATTATTGCTGACTTAATGAAAAAAGATTCTTATATATTATGGGGTGAAGATATTAGAAATTGGGACAACAAACCAATTGAATATTCTTTTCAACGCCACTATTTTAAGAATAGAAATGCTAAACTAGTTTATCTTAATGACTTTGATGTGAATACTTTATGAATACAATACAATATAAAAATAAAATTTATCCTAAATTTCAAGACGAAGGTAACGCATCACAGTTTGCTATTCCTTTTGCCAAACATTTCTGTAACGGAACTGGTTATGATATTGGTTGCAATAGAATCTCTTGGGCATTTCCCGATTCTATTCCAATTGATTTAAATTTTGATAATGAGTGGGAAGCATATCATCTTCCTGAAGAACCCGTTGATTACATCTATTCAAGCCATTGTTTAGAACATCTTCCTGATTGGGTGAAAGCACTTGATTATTGGACATCTAAATTAAAGAATCACGGAACATTATTCTTATATCTTCCACACTATAATCAAGAATATTGGCGTCCTTGGAATAATCGTAAACATATTCATATCTTTACACCAGAAATCATTAAAGATTATATGACTGAACGTGGTTATATTAATATCTTTGCTTCTGACCGTGACTTGAATGATTCATTTATGATTGTTGGTGAAAAAATTGCTTAATATCATATATCGTATTTGCGAAGCTGAAGCAGATGGCAAACTAAGAGATATTCGGCCACATTGGTATAGTAAACAGAAATGTCTGAAATCTTTTCTTGATGCCGTAGAATTTGCTGGTGACCAAGTTGGCCAAGTAATATTTCTCCACGATGGAGATGGCCAAATACTACTCAATTTGATACCTGACAAATATGAGATTAGAAAAACTTTTGTTAAAAACAATCGTGATAGCTTATATGAAACATTTGATATTGCCGATGAGATTGGCGGAAGCATTTATTTTGTCGAAGATGACTACCTACACAAACCTGAATCTATATTAGAAATTGCAAAAGCTTTGCCTGAGTTGAAACTGGTTACTGGTTATGACCACGCCGAAAAATATACAGGTAGATATCATGCCGAATATGGTTTTGATATTGAAAAGAAAACTCATGGTATTTGGCAAACTGCTGAATTTGCTTGTTGCACATATGCCGTGGACGAATCAATATATAAAATTATATCTCCTACCATGAAGATATATGGATTATGGGATACAAAATTATTTAAAGCCTTGCATACTTTTGGTATTCCTTTGTGGTCATCAAAACCAGGTTTGACCACACAAGTTGACAGGTGTATGTCACCTGGAGTTGATTGGGAAGAATTTAATAAAAATGTCTAATTTAGTTTTAGGTACCTCGATTGGTTATAATGCAGAGCAATTAGAACCTTTTGCAAAATCATTACGCAAGTATTACGATGGCCATATTGCTATGGTTGTTTTAGATATTTCAGATGAACTGCAACAATTCTTCAACAAATATAATATTAGGGGTTTTAAAATCGAAGGTCAATATGACCACGACCAGATTTGTAATTTAAGACATCAGTTTCATCGTAAAGTGATGGAAGAATATCCAGATGTGGAAAAAGTTTTTCTATCTGATACAAGAGATGTAGTATTTCAATCGGATCCGTTTTCACATGAAATGACTACTGAACTTGAATTCTTTTTAGAAATGCACCATTATAAAAATTGTGATTGTAATACTTGGTGGTTAAAAGGTAATTATGCTGGCGCATATGGTGAAGAAGTATTTAATCAAATTAGTGACAATTATATTATTTGTGCTGGCACAACAATGGGCACCAGAGCAGGTATTATTAATTACCTAGATGAAATGATTAAAGAGTTACATAATGTTTATGTTAAGAAAAAGTGTTATGCGACAGACCAACCAACACATGGATACCTAATATACAATGAAGTTTTTCCTAGTTACAAACTATATCATACAGGACAAGGTCCAATTTCTACAATGAATCGTTATGATAACATGAAGTTTGATGATAATGGAAATTTATTGAATTTTGACGATACAATTGTTCCTGTTATTCATCAATGGGATAGAACAGGCGACAAGAAAGATATATTTTATAAGAAAGCGATGGAGAATTAATATGAAATCAATTGTAACTGGCGGCGCAGGATTTATTGGATCGAATTTAGTTGATAAACTAATTGAATTGGGACATGAGGTTATTGTTATTGATAATGAATCTGCCAACTCTAATGACCAGTTTTATTATAATGAAAAAGCAACTTATGCTGTAGAAGATATTGCTGACTACGAAAAAACTAGACCACTATATGATAATGCTGATTATGTATTTCATTTAGCAGCAGAATCTCGTATTCAACCTACCATCGAGAATCCAATTCTAGCAGTTCGCACTAATGTATTAGGTACTGCAACCGTATTACAATGTGCTCGTGAAGCTGGAGTCAAAAAGGTAATGTATTCTTCTACTTCTTCAGGTTACGGATTGGTGAATACTCCACCACTTAATGAAACCATGCCAGATGATTGTTTGAATCCTTATTCTGTTGCTAAAGTTTCAGGTGAAAAACTCTGTAAAATGTATACAGATTTATTTGGTTTAAAAACTGTTGTATTCCGTTATTTTAATATTTACGGACCAAGAGAACCATCTAAAGGACCATACGCACCGGTAGTTCGTCTATTTTTACGACAATATCGTGCTGGCGAACCTTTGACAATTGTTGGTGATGGTGAACAACGCAGAGATTTTACTTATGTGAGTGATGTTGTTAATGCTAATATTTTGGCTATGAATTCTACCGAAACCGGTTTATTTAATATAGGAACAGGAAGAAATCATTCAGTATTAGACCTAGCAAAAATGATTTCGACTAACATTACCTTTATTCCACCAAGATTAGGTGAGGCAAGAGTAACTTTGGCAGACAATACCAAAGCAAAAACATTACTTGGTTGGGAACCGCAAGTTCGTTTGGAAGATTACATCAAAGAACAGCTGTAAAACCCAATATTTTTAGTCACTATGTATCGAAGCCAATCTTTTAACGGATTGGCTTCATAATTTCAAAAGTTGGATAAATACATCCAAATTCACTCTTTTTAGTAGCCATAGTGTGCTACATCTTAAAAGGAACTCATGCAGTCGTTTAAAATATTTCTGAAGGAAGAAGCTAGTGCCGATGATGGCAAACTCAAGCATATTCACCATGCTGAGGATAGACCGCTATTCCACGGCACTAAAGGTTTTGAACACGCTAAGGGTGCATTAAATCAAGCGCACGAACACATGAAGTCCGGTAGTAAGTCTACTCATCTTACTATGAAATATGATGGCTCTCCATCACTAGTATTTGGTCATCATCCTGAAACCGGTAAGTTCTTTGTGGCATCTAAGTCAGCTTTCAACAAAAATCCAAAGATTAACTATACACACGAAGATATCAAGAAGAACCATGGACACGCACCAGGTCTCATGGACAAACTTCATGCGTCTTTGAATCACCTCAAGAAAATTGCACCTAAAACTGGTGTATATCAGGGGGATTTGATGTATACCCATGACGACTTGGTGCATGGTAAAAATGGTAAAGTATCTTTTACTCCTAATACCATTACCTACACAGGTAAAGGCGAAGAAGGCCAAAAGATTAAAGATTCTAAAATTGGTATCGTTGTTCATACACAATATCACGGTAAAGATATTACTTCAATGAAGGCGGATCCACATCCAGACCTTCATAATTTTAAAACTCATCCTGATGTATGGACTAAACATCCAGAACACGATACCAGTAATATACATTATTCGGAAAATGACCAAACTGAGTTTCACAAACACATGGATGCTGCACAAAAAATACATGATATGCACAAAAAGACCATGTATAAAAATACGATGCCTCATGCGGGTGAAGCTGGACATTTAGCAACATATATTAATCAAACGGTTAGAACAGATGAGAAACCATCCGCTGAAGGATTGAAGAAACATATTGCAGATAAGATTAATAAATCTGCAGAAAAATTAAAAACTCCAGCATCTAAAGGTCGTAAAGAGGCAGAATTAAAAGCACATCATAAACATATTGATGAACACAAAAAAGATTATGAGAATTTGTTAAAGATGCATAAACATTTACAACAAGCCAAAGATGTGTTGGTGCATAATCTCAACCAACATACAGGTGATTTGGAACATCATATAGATAGTAAAGCAACTGATCCAGAAGGATATGTCGTTCATCATGCAGGTGAACCAACTAAGTTGGTCAACCGTAAAGAATTTGCTAAAGCCAATTTATTGAAAGTAAGGAAATGAAGTCATTTTTAGAACTAGTAGAGGAAAAACAAAAGGACAGTAAGCCTGTTGTGATGGCTTTTGGCCGCATGAATCCTCCTACTACTGGTCACTTAAAACTCATTGATAAAGTAAAACACGAAGCTGAGAAGCAAGGCGCTAAACATACTGTCATTGTATCTCATTCACAAGACACTAAAAAGAACCCTCTATCAGGCGAACAAAAACTTAAACACCTTAAGCGTTATTCTCTTGGTACACATTTTGAGGCTTCCGATAAAGAACACCCAACTATCCTACATCATGCCGCCAAGTTACACGCAAAAGGCCATGATAAATTAACTGTTATTGCTGGTTCAGACCGTGTTAAAGAAATGCACGATTTGTTACACAAGTATAATGGTGTAAAAGGCCGTCATGGTCATTATAATTTTAAAAAGATAGAAGTTAAATCTGCTGGCCATCGTGATCCTGATGCTGAAGGATCCGAAGGTATGTCCGGCACAAAGATGAGAGAACACGCAAAGAATAAAGACTTCCATTCTTTCCGTCAAGGCGTTCCAAGCCATGTGTCAGATACTCATGCAAAAGAACTTATGCACGATGTTCGTAAAGGCATGGGTTTAAATGAAGAACTTTACAGAGGACATTTCAAAGCAATTTTTGTAACTGGTGGTCCAGGTTCGGGCAAAGATATTGTTATTCGTGAAGCAATTGCAGAAGCAAAAGCTGTAGAATTAAATTTTATTCAAGCTCGTGATTATTTGGGCGATAAACAAAAATTATCCGAAAAAACAAATGACTTCCGTAGAGAAGCAATTCGTGCTCGTGGTCCATTAATTGTGAATGGTCCTGCCGATGATATCGAAAAGATTACATATATTAAAGAAGAATTGGAAGACCTTGGTTACGATACCATGATGATTTTTGTTCATACTAATAATGAGACCAGTAAAGAAAGAAACTCCAATTTAACTCGTATGATGGCTGAATCCGTCAGAGAAGAAAAGTGGCAGAAAGCTCAAGAAAATATTATACTGTTTGATGAAATGTATAATAACTTGGTAACCTTTGACAACACAGGAAACCTAGATACCAAAGAAGAAGATATTAATGATATATACCAGTCCACCAAGGCGTTTTTAGATTCAAAAGCATTAAATGAATCGGCCACAGATTGGTTAAATAGAAATGTAAGTTTATTTGGAGAAAATAATGTTAAGCAAAATTCTAAGTCTATTCAGCAAAAAACCATCGGTAGATACAACCCCTTCTACCGAGCAAAAGGACCAAGCGACATCAAACCAGACAACTCTGGTTCCCTCGTTTCCGGTAGAGACCAAATCAAAGGTGACACCGGTCCAAGAAAAAACACAGGAGTCGGTAGCTCAGTCACCGGTGGCGCCTGGCACTCAGCCTACGAAGAAAGCAAGCCCTCGCTCAAAATCAACCCGCCAGCCAAAGAGCCAAACTTCCAAAAAGACAACGACAAAGAAAAAGT